CCAGAACAACTCAACCATGTAAGAAATACCAGATTGGGCATTCCAAGACACGGTGGTTCCTGTAACAGTAATCGGTAATGTGCCAATTATTGATACACCTACTGTGCCAAGAGGGTTAGCATTTGTTGCAGATGCTCTAGTAGCATGAGCTGAGGCAATCTCACCGGCATCAAAACCGATGATGGGCTTGAAAAACTCAACACAATAAGAGACCCACAACTCGCCAAGATCTTGGACGGGGTTCTGTTGGGTTGCAAACTGGAAATTTCCGAGGTCATACAAGCGCAGGTCCTGTCCAGTTGGGACAGCACCTGTGGTACATATCTATGAGGTATGGTAGTTTGGTCATCAGCGCATTCAATACCATGTATAACTGGCATTGTTGGTTTGATTGAGACCGCGAACTCAGAATTTTCCATTTGTTGCTTGGTGGTGTAATTAACCACATCGGCGTTGTAATTTGTGGCCAATACAACCACTCCGGGTGCACCGCTGGTGACATAATCAGTAATCAATGGTCGAAACTCGAAAATAATGCCATGAAATTTAAATTCTTGGTAATTAGCTGCTATAGAGGATAACCAAGGAAAAGTCTGTGAGATTCCTGGGTTTAATGGATACTGCGTGTTATTAAAAGAAGTTGTACCAATAATATCTCCTAAGTACTCACGGTGACAAACGACATTAGTGGCGCGTGTGGTGTCAAATTGGGGAACTTGGCTCCCGTTGACAAGCACGTTGTACGCGGGCTGTTGTCCAGTCATTGAATAATCTCCAGAACCGAAGATAGATCCAATGCCGGATCCGAGCCAACGTCCGACGCCTTTGCCGATGTCAGAGCGACCAAACATACCGCCAATACGATTACCAATAATACTACCGGTATCACCAAATGGCGTGGGTCGCTTCTTCCTCTTGGGTTTCTTTTGCAGTTGCATTTGACTGACTTTGTTTTCAAGTGATTTGATTTTTGCATTTTCCTTCTTACGTTGTGACATATGTATGGGATGCCACTACGTCAAATGGGACTGTACATGTATGATCAACTATGAGGGTCTCCGTGCAGTCTCTTGGCATTTTGTTTAGCACTAAAATAATAGTTTTGGGACATTACGATCATACACCCCATGAGGTGATTAGTCCTCACCCCAGGGACTAGTTTAACGTCATCTCGGACGTCAGCCTCCTTAATGAATTGGAAGAACTGCAAATCTAGGTGAATCACCTAGTGCTGAATAAACGACACTACGGTAAAACTCTTCGCAGGCTTCTTGTTCTGATGGTGAGATTTTGAATGCAAGATAGAAGGATAAT